GCCTAGACACCAATGCTACTTACTTAGGTAAAAATATAAATGTAGAGCCTGATACACGTAATACTATATACGAAGGTGAATTTGTATTTGTTAAACGACAAAACAAAGACAGTACTACTACAGCAGTTAACGATGTTGTCACTGAACTAGCCAAGTTAGGTGTCGATGCTGACGTAGTACGTAAAGCTGTAGCTAATGCAGAAAAAGTTAAACGTGGTGCTACATATTATGAAGTGGAGCTTAGTGAATGAAGGGTGATACACCAATCAATCTAACTAATATCAGTGAATGGTCTGATGAAGATGTAGAAGCACATCTACATAACATACGTGAACGCAGAATGAGGCCAGTTAAAATATACGAAGAGATGTCTATACTACAAGCAGCAGCTAAACGTGAAGGACTTGAAGAAGTATTAAAGAAGCAGTTAGAAATGTTCGTAAAAGAATCAGAACGTGCAGACAAAGCTATCAGTAACCTAGAAAAACGTAGCACACGATTACGTGCTCTTAGATTAGAATTGGACATCATGCTATGAAAGCTAGAGAAGTACGCGAAAGACTTAAAGGTTTAGTATCAGCAGAAGTATCAGCAGTTATCGAAGCAGTTGCTGAACAACAATCAGTACATAGTGAGCAGATGTTGGTGTTAGCTAATGCCAATGAACAGCTTATGAGTATGATTAACTCTACACTAACAGTTGCTGGTAACATGAAAGATATGATTGAATCTGTACAGGGAGATAGTACTGATGACGGACCAACAGTTTAGATTACTAGACATAACAACAAGGATGGCGACTAATGAAGATAGTGACATTCCTGCTTATGACCATACCAAACTATCTAATATTAACACTTGCCCTACATGGGGTATCTTACGGTACTCGCATCATAAAAAGATGGCTCACACTAACAGGTCAATGCCGTTGGAAGCAGGATCAGCTGCACATGAAAGCTTTTCGGCAGTACGCTGGTATCAATTTCACACGCGAGATGTTGTTGATAAAACAGGTGAAGCCATCGCTGAAGCACATGGCATCCGTATTTTCGGTCAAGAGCGTTATGAACGTATGCGGAATACAATATCACTCAATGCCTCAGACAGAACTAATGCAATTAACGCAGCTCTTGATGTCTTATACTCCAGTGGATTCTACGACGACCCAACAGATAGAAATAGAACAGTTAGCAACATCTCTGAATCGCTTATTGCGTGGGTAGATGACTATGATCTTGATCGTTATCCTATATGGGTACGTGATATAAATGATAAAGATAGTGACATAGGCGTAGAGAATCCATTCAACATAGTAGTAATGTTTAAGTACAGTGTTGGTGATACTGAATATGATCGCAAGTTTAGATTCACTGGTAAATTAGACGGACTACAACACAATAAGAAACGTGGATCAGATGCTAAAGATAAAGGTCCACTGTTTATATACGAAGAAAAAACAGGAGGTAAGTTAGATGATAACTGGTTGGCGCAGTGGATGCTTAGTCATCAAATTACTGGTTACTGTATTGCTGCTAGTACCTTTACTAATCTTCCTTGCACTAATGCTAAAATTAGCGGAATGCGTTTACCCATTGGTAGAGTCCCGCATGAAGGCATCAGAAAGGCGAGCGTCCCCAGAAATCAATTGATGTTCGAGAAGTGGGCTGGTTGGTTCATTGATAGTGCTAACACCGAGCGTAAGTGGGTAGATCAAGTGTTTAATGCTCCTATGTATACTCATAGTTGCAATAGATACTTTAGTAGTTGCTCCTTCTTATCATTCTGTGCTGCACAAGATAGAGAAGAAAAGCAATTAATCTTTGACGAAATGGTAACTGACGAATGGAGTCCACTACATGAGTGATACTAATGACAGTCCAACTATGCAATTAGGTTCAATAGAACTTACTACACCTAAGACACAACCTAGACGTATGAGTACTATTATATGGGGTCCATCAGGTGCAGGTAAAACTACCCTAGCAGCTACTGCACCTAGACCCATACTATGGATTAACTTTGATCCAGACGGTACAAGTTCATTAATGGATGAAGAAGATATCGTTATTGCTGACTTCTCTACATCCAAACCCAATACAGTACTCAAGTTCAAGCACGATAATGCAGCAGGTATAGCTACGTTGTTAGAAGATCGACCAGACATAAAGACTGTAGTATTCGACAGTATTACTAGCTTCAATGAGATGGCACTCAAAGCCGCAGTCGAAGAAGTTAGAGGTGCTACTATGGAGGGTCCAACACTACAAGGTTATGGCAGACGTAATAGTTATACCATGCAAGGTATTATGTCAGTCATCAAAGCCACAGCCAAAGCTAATACACATTGTATATTTATTGCACACGAAGATGCACCATCTAAAGACGAGATGACAGGCGCTCTTATGGTTAGCATACTAGTCGGTGGCAAGATGCAATCAGAAATACCAATCAAGTTGTCAGAAGTATGGCACTTAGAAGACACAGGCAAAGACAGAAAGATTACTATACGATCCAATCGCATGAAGAAACCTATGAAGTCACGCATGTTCAAACAAGATAGTGGCAGTGACTTTGTATGGACGTTCGACCCCAATAAAGATTGGACTACTCAAGGCATTGCATCATGGTTTGCCAAGTGGGTAGATAACGGGGGCAAGAAAATAGAATTACCGTAATACTAAATATAGTATGCGGAACGTGATATTGGCACTGAGTATAGTGGCTGGACTCGGTGTTAATTGTAAGTAAAATAACCAGTTCCACAAACAACTAACGGAGTAACTAAAATGGAAGAACTAGACAGCATTGTAGAATTTACCACTAGCATCAAAGATCAGCAACAGCCTGATCCACTGCCATCTGGCAAGTATGTAGGTACTATTCGTGATGTAGAAGTAAAGATGTCTCAACGTGAGACACGGTATGCTGCTATCTCATTCTTTGTCGGTGCGGATCAATTCCCTGCTGATTGGAAAGATGGTAATCCTGATGGCATGACACTTATATATCGTCGTGTAGGACTAGAAGATACAGCTAATTCACGGTTCGGTTTACGCCGCTTTTGTGAGAGTATTGGTGCACCTATGTCAAAGAAGATTGACACAGCAGAATGGGTTGGCATGGAAGGCTTACTAGAAGTCGGACATGATACCTATGAAGGTGTTACACGTGCCAACATCGAGCGTGTATCCGAAGCTTAAATTACATGGTGGGTGTTAGCATATTGTTAGCACCCACTAACTATCTGAAGGGGAGTATACTAACATGACAGAACAAGCTAAGACATTGACACGTACTGCAAAGCCTGTATTTGCTGTGATGACTGTTAATGATGAAGACGGCAATCCAATGCGTGTACACAAGGAACAAGTAATCGTTCATAGTGTTCATAAGAATGCCGAAGAGTTACTAGAGCTTATGGACGATAACAAGCTGCCTCCTAACAGCTTCCATAAGCTTATTAAACTATCATAATACTTATAAGATGTTAATAACTCAGCTTCCTAGTCTATAACGATTAGGGAGCTGCATTATTATATTCAAATAACTCTTGACACACAAGGTAGAACATGATAAATACAACACACGACTTCTGCTGGTTAACACGATGTTGTAAAAATTGTGGTGTAAGTAGAATAGATAACAATATCAAAGAACAAGTATGTCACGATAACGTAATTCCATTTTCACATATACGTATCAAGAAGTTATTTGGAGAAATGATAAATGAACAGTTACGACCCCCCGATTAAAGTAACAATACCAACTCCCGGAACATTCTCAATAGGCTATGGACCCAACTCAACGGGTGGCAGAGGCGGTAACATGCGAGCTAGGTGTACTAACAAAGAGTACGACTTACTAGCAGCAGAAGCAAAGTCTCTTGGCATCTCATTAGCAAACTTTGTACGTTGGTCCTCATTCTATGTAGCAAAAGCGTTACAAAAACATAGAGAAGACAACAGTACTAATGATGAAACGGAAATAGAGAATGACAAATGTCGCTCATAAACAGGAATTCGATTTTGATAAGACACAGCTTACCGCTATTGGTGAATGCTGTGATACTAGTAAGCGCATTGTCGCTGTTACAGGTCAGGCTGGCACTGGTAAAACTACGATACTGCAAAATGTTTACGACAATCTTACCGCTAGAGGATTCAAGGTTGTCCTATGCGCTCCAACTGGCAAAGCTGCAAAACGTATTACAGAAGCTACGTCAATTCCAGCTAGTACCATCCACAGACTTTTGGAGTACCCTTTTCCCGGCGAACGTGATCCTAAAACAGGAAAAGCATTATCTACTAGCGACCCTAAAAGAGATCGTCAGTATCCGCTGGAGTATAATGTAGTACTATGTGATGAGTACGCAATGGTCAGTGTAGAAGTTCATCGTAACTTACTCAATGCATTACCTAGAGGTGGTGCTATCCGTATGTTCGGTGATGCTAATCAATTGCAACCTATCGAATCTATACCAAGTCTTAAAAGAAAACCTAGTATGTTCTTAGAGATGTTAGAAGAATGGAATGGTATTACACTAGAAAGTATACACCGTCAGGCAAATGACAGTGACATCATTACCAATGGCAATCGTATCATTGCAGGTAATATGCCCAAGCGTACAGATGATTTCAATCTCATCATCACTAAGAAACCTGTTCAAGCAGTACATGATTTCATTATGGATAACCTGCACAATGAAATAGATTTCGGTAGTATTACTAATCAGATCATCACTGCTACTAACATCGGATGGGTTGGTACTATGGCACTCAATGCCAGCATACAACAACTACTACAACCACAAGATAAACTACACTTTGATATCGACAGACACAAATGGGTAGAAGAACCAACGATGCGTATGTATGAAGGTGACAAGGTTATCTTTACTATCAATAACTATGCATTAGAAATATTCAATGGCGAGACAGGTATCATAAAGAAACTAGAAGATGATGGTGGTATACTCATTGACTTCGGTGATCGTGAATCGTCTGTACCTATGGAGTTAGAAGTAGAGAATAAGAAAGGTACATTCTTTATCAACCCACAAAAAGATTTAGACCTAGCTTATGTAATCACTACACATAAATCACAAGGTAGTGAGTACCAACGTGTATGCTATGTAATGAATAAGTCTAGACAATGGATGCTCAATCGTAAAAACTTATATACTGCGATAAGTCGTGCACGTGAACACGTTACAATAATAACTGACAGTAATGCTCTGGCTCGTAGCCTAGCAGTAAAGGGAGACAAGTAGTGAGCAGTAAGATAGAAGAAGATCCTTCCGGGATGGACCAACATCTACCGGGAGCTAAGTTAGATAAAAATAAACCTAGAGTAGACCTAATGCTAGCTGGGTTTAGTAAAGCATTGTTAGCAGTAGCAGAAGTTACAACTTATGGAGCTAATAAGTATTCACCTAATGGTTGGATGGATGTTAGTGATCCTGTTAATAGATACGCTGATGCTAAAGCTCGTCACATGTTACAAGGCTATAGTGAACGATACGACCAAGAGTCTGGATTATCTCATGCAGCACATGAAGCTTGGAATGCATTAGCTGTATTAGAATCACTTATTAAGGGAGAAGAAGATGAAGAGAAATATATCACAAGAGAA